TATAGTTGATAAAATGCACGCCATCATACCCGGTGGTAGTTGGAACTCCAGTGGTTGGCAAAACGATGATGTACACCTCGTCATCACTGGCGGAGAACCCTTGCTTGGATATCAAAAACTATATCCGCAGATGTTAGAGCGTTGTCGTGCCAACGGTCTAAGAAATCTCACATTTGAAACCAATGGCACACAGGAACTCTATCCTGAAGTGAGAGATTATCTATTTGAAGAATTCACCAGGCATGGACGAGACTACGATCGGTTGACGTTCAGTGTCAGCCCAAAACTACCTTGTTCGGGAGAAGCATGGGACAAGGCCATCAATGCCAAGATCATTAAAGATTATGAGATGGTAGGTATGACCTATGTCAAATTTGTCGTAGCCACTAGACAGGATGTGGAGGATGCTGAACGTGCTGTAGCCGAGTTCCGCGAAGCCGGCTTTGGTGGACCGATTTATCTCATGCCCGTGGGCGGTGTGCCGCAGGTCTACAATCTCAACACACAAGAGGTGGCCAGATTGGCCATGGAGCGTGGCTGGCGTTACAGTCCTAGACTTCAGGTCGACATCTGGCGGAACGCCTGGGGCACATGATGTGGTTGCTGGAATCGGCCCTGGATCGTATCAACCATATCATGCAAAATGACAAAAGTTTTAACGATCGTGCTGTATTCGAATACCGCACATCCGTGATTCCACGTCGATGTTATAACACAAATCATTGGATCTGGGGCGCGGCCGTGAGGGGTCGCAGGACCATCACTGGTCCAGGGGAACCTGTGATAGAAGACCGTTGGTATCACAGAAATGAAGCCTTGATCATGATGATAAAAGGGAATACAAATGGGAATATTTGATCTGTTTCAAAGAAAAGAAAAAATTAAGAAAACTGCTGTTTCTAAAGAAAATGTCAGTGACGATATAAAAAAGTCCGCGGAACCAGCAAAAGGTAAGAAAAAGTCTGAAAAAGAATCGGCCACAGAACGAGGTGAACCTTATATTTCTGTCACCAGCGTTGAACTAGATCCCAGCAATATTGGCAATGGGGCATTTGAACTAGACTGGAACGATAAGTTTATAACCAATTTGGTGCGTGCCGGATACCAACAAAAGCCCAACGAAGAAGAATCAGTGATCGTCGATCGCTGGTTTCAGGATGTCTGTAGGAACATACTACAGGAAAATCATGAACAATGGGAGGCCAATTATTCAACCGCACGCCGGATTGATAGCCAAGACCTTGGCGATGGAAAAACTTCAGTGTCATGATCCTTTACATCAACGGCGACAGTAATGCCGCTGGTGCCGAAGCAGACAATCCTTGTGCGTTTGCTGAAGACGACAGTAGATATGTCTCGTTGGGCCGGCGTCCTCATCCCGCCAACGAAAGTGTCAGTTTTGGTGCTGTTCTGGCTGAGTCGCTGGGGTGGGAAAGATTCAACGATTCAGAATCTGCCGGAGGCAATGACCGTATTGTTCGTACCACTCTTGAATACCTAGAAAAACATCGCCCAGACGCTATCTTGATAGGATGGACGACCTGGGAAAGAGAAGAATGGTTTCACAACGGACAATGGTTACAAGTAAATTGTTCAGGAAAAGATTCTGTTCCAGATGACCTAAGAGACAAATATCGCAACTGGATAATCACACAAAGCCAACGATTAAACGAATGCGAAATGCTATGGCACGATCGAATCTGGGATTTACACCTCAAGATCAATGAACTCAAAATACCGCATCTGTTTTTTAACTGCTACAGTCATTTCCACTGGATAAGATCCAACAGTTTACCCAAATATGATTGGGGATCATCTTATATTTCTCCTTACGATAAATCTGGTACTTATTTTGGATGGTTATCTAACAATGGTTGTAGCCCAATATCTCCAGGATCGTATCATTTTGGAAAAGACGCCCATAAAAAATGGGCAGAATTCCTTCGCCCGCAGTTGACACAATTATTATAAACTGCTACTATTATATCCATGAGATATCTGATCGTAGACACAGCCAATACCTTCTTCCGTGCCAGGCACGCCGCACACCGACAAAGTGATACCTGGGATCGTCTGGGGTTCGCAATACATGTGACTTTGGCCAGCGTGGCTAAATCATGGAGAGATCAACAGGCCAGTCATGTGGTGTTTTGTCTAGAAGGTCGCAGTTGGCGTAAAGATTACTACGAACCTTACAAGAAAAATCGTGCGGTGGCCCGCGCCGCATTGACCGAGTCCGAGGCCGAAGAGGATCGACTATTCTGGGAGGCCTTTGACGAACTCAAAGTATTCCTTTCAGACAAATCTAATTGTACCGTGCTAAGACATGAACGCCTAGAGGCCGATGATCTAGTGGCAGGATGGATACAAAGTCATCCCAGTGACGAACATATCATCGTCAGTTCAGACACAGATTTCCATCAATTGCTGGCCTCCAATGTCAAACAGTACAACGGTATAACCGATGAGTTACACACACTCGAAGGCATATTTGATAAAAAAGGAAAAATAGTCGTTGATAAAAAAACCAAAGAACCCAAACAAATACCTGATCCTGAATGGTTGTTGTTTGAAAAATGTATGCGCGGTGATGCCAGCGACAATGTCTTTTCGGCCTATCCGGGTGTTCGGACCAAAGGCACCAAAAACAAAGTGGGACTGATGGAAGCTTTTGAGGACAGAAATAAAAAGGGTTTTGCGTGGAACAATCTCATGCTACAGCGTTGGACAGATCACGAAGGCCGTGAGCATCGGGTGCTTGATGATTATCATCGAAATCGTGTGTTGGTAGATCTCACAGCGCAACCCGACGACGTTAAGAGGTTGATAGCCGAGACCATTGCCGCTAACTCAACATCAAAATCTGTATCGCAGATTGGTACCAAATTTCTTAAATTCTGTGGCAAGTACGAATTGAATCGCATCAGTGACAATGTACAGAATTATGTTGATTTCCTTTCCGCAGGTTACCAGAATGCTTAAGACGCTGACTGCTACCCCTATCGTCAAAGACAAGTTTTGGATCGTTGAAAACTCCGGAGAATGTGTGGCCACCATCCAGGCCGGTGAACATGGTGGATATACCTATGTACAGAATCATACACGAGAATATTTTCCCACTATCCGCAGTATCAAGACCAAGTATAATATCCAGGTCCTGCCAGTCAAGAAAACGAAAGAGGTCAAACCTGCGACAGCCAAAGAAATATACGGATTTCCTTGCCGACATAAACCATATGGTGCTGTTTTTAATGTACAGAAACATCTGCCTATCTATGGACTCAATGAGAAAAGCAAAAGTTTTTACTGTGCCGGTTACTATCTTATACGTTATGGTACTACCTGGGCGCCAACTTTCTGTCCAAAGTTGATCACGCTAAATCGCTATGAATACCAAGGACCTTTCTACTCCGAAGAGGAAATGAGTAAAAAACAACAGGAACTCAACAATGCCAACTAACATAGGACCTCATGTAAAATCCTTCAACGAACGTGTTAAAATCATGAATCAGACTGGAAGGCAAGACATTACCCTTTCGGCACAAGATGCCCGCAATTTACACGCCGACATCTGCTCTTTGTTGGTGTTAATCGCAGAACTAACCAACAAAGTTCAAGTAACGGATGAAGATATTACCACCGAAGTAACCATGGACGGTGGTAAGTTTTAATCTGCGCAGTTATTGATGATAAATAAAAGACATGGAAATCAATTATAATGTCTAGACCAAAGCCAACAGTTATTATTGAACACGTCAACAAAACGAGTTACAAGAGTGACCAAATCCTCAGCAGTGAAGGTATCTGGGCGGTATTCTACGACAATAAGCCCATCAATCTCAAAACACATAATATCCTAGTGAGTTACCCTGGACCCAAGTACAAAAAGGTAAGTTTTTCCAATCCTGGGCATGCCATCAATTTGGCCAAGAAACTCAACACCCTGTTCAAGACTGACAAATTCACCGTGGTCTTGCTCAAGCAAGGTGACCAAATCTTCCCCTAAGCGGTTCACCCAGACTCAACTCAATCGCATATTTCACAAAATGTGTGATGGCAAGTTTGATCGGGATCATCTGCGTCTTTCGTTGTGGAACAATCCCACCGACGATTTGAGCCTTAGTCTTAGCCTATATGGTTATAAGTTTGTTGTACAAGAACTGAAATTGAGACAGTACACTTTCGAACTTACCAAATCGTTGACCAATGGCAACATACTTCAGTTAGAACGCC